CAGCTCTGCCCTGCTAGCGAGAAGCGAAAAAATCAAATGCGGCCTCGAAGTCATCTTCGGGCGGCAAATTACTCTTCGATCTTCCTCCGCGTGAGGGAACGGTCTGTCCTTGCCGAAGCTGCTTCTCTCGTCGCTGCTTCAGCTCTGAGGTCGCCTGAAGTCCAGGTGACACATCATTCTTGTAAGCTCGCAGTAGATAGGCTGCATCGCCTGCCTGCTCACTCTGAATCATTTCTTGAATCGGCCCTGGTTGAGTTCCAACCCAGCTTTTAAAGTCCTCCGATCCTGCTACCTCTCGATAATCTGGGTGCTCGTTTTCAAGCATCACAAATTGTTGATCGATATAGGATTTACGCGCTTGTTCTTGTATGGGCTGTAGCTCACCCCTTACCCTGTTTAGCTCAGCCCTATGTTCGTTGGCTTGCTTCTCAAACAGAGACTTCACCCCTTCTGCAATGTCAGGGTAATCCTCAGCAACCAGATTCCAGCTATTGTCGGAAGCGGCTGTTGATGCAGAGGAGCTTTGTTGCAGCTTCTCAATCGTTTGCTGCTGCTCTTTGAGTTGTCTTTGGTAAGCGTTCTGCCTACCTAGATCTGAGTTGTATCTGTGCTGCCATTGCTGGAGTTCGCCTTGTGCAGCACTTAGCTGCTCTTCGACGGACAGTGCTGGCCCAGTCTCCTTAGACTCTTCCTCTAGTAAGAGGGCTTGCCCTTCTTCTTCTTGCCCATCGTCATCTACCTCATCATCAAAAGTTTCAAGAGTGTCTTCGGATGAAGTGCTTTCACCCTCCGCAAGCTCATCGAAAGCGTCGTTAAAGGATTGCTCTTCATTTTCTTCAGACATAAAAACCCCAAGCGGCTCTTAACGAGCGGCCAATTAGTAATTCAAGGAATGGTGTTATGCGGGTTCGCTTTGGCGCCCCAGTGTTTCGAGTTTCTCTAAGAGGGCCAACGCCCCGCGCTGTCTCTCAGAATCGCGATCCGCTATTAGGTAATCAATCGCGTCATCTTTCTCTTGCTCAATAAACTTTTCTACGGCCTTCCAGGTCAGTGAATGCGCATCAATACTCATTAGAATGTGTCAAAGCTGTTGGCGATGTTCTGAGCCTTCAGCTGAGCCTCTGTGAGCTTCACGTTCGTTTGGGCTGCTGCCTTATCCCTTTCAGTCTTATTGCGCTCCTGGGCAGTTGCGTAGCCTGTCTGGCGCGTTCTCTCACTGATCTGGTACTTACTTGTAAGATGCGACATATCCATTCGCTCTTTCTGCGCCATCTTCTCGCGTTCGAGCTGGTGGTCGAGCGCCATCTCTTGACCTGATTGCTGTAGGACGGCTGCCTTATACTGCGCATCTAGCTGTATCTTCTGCTGCTCTATCTGCAATCTAGCCTGGGCTAACTCAGCCTCTAGCTGGAGCTTCTGCATGGCAGGGTCAGGCATACCCTGGGCCGCTGCTTCTTGGGCCATGGCTTCTCTTTCGGCAATCTCAGTTTCACTGATAGTGATCTGGTCGTAAGGAAGCTCAAGGGACTTGGCAATTTCTCTGTCCAGCTCAGCCCAGTCTCTTCTTTTGAAGTATTCAGGGTTTTGCATAGAGATGTTTGAGTAGATCATGAGGTTCTCTTGCTGCTTCTCACGAACCAGTAGAGCGCCAGAGCCACGAGCCTCAACGCTAAAATCACCCTTCACTTCCGCTCGCTCACTGAATTGCATATTCCAGTCATAGAAGCGCGTGATTAGAGGACGAGTTATATCGTCGTCCCAGTTCTTAACCGCTTTGCGCAGAACAATGTTTGAGCTGTTCATGAGCATTGCCATGCCAGAGCTTGTCTTGGTCATGTTTGGAGACATCTCACCCTGGGCTATCAAGGGCAGATTGGTCTCTTCGTCGGCGAGCTGACGGGCCATGCTAAAGATGTTGCCCAGTTCTGTTTGATGGCTGGGTGTCGAGAAAGAAGCAAACGCCTCTGCGACAGATCGTGTCTTATCAACCAGGTTCCAGACCTTCTTAGGGGCCATCTCCCAACTGCCATCAGCAGGCGATATGATCTCTTTGTTGACCACTATCTGATCAGCGACCGATAACCCTGCGTTGTCCATCATCATTCGCCAGGAGGCGTTAATGACCTTCTGAGGGTTCCTCATTAAGCAAGGGACGCCAAAGCCAAAGATCGATGACTCATCCTTTTCCCAGTTAAACGCCGAGAAGGGGCGCTCATCTGAGTCCATAGGATTTAGCGCCACCTTCAGAACATGGTTGCCCGAGAAGAACACGGTCGCCTCGATCTCATCGTCAAGCTCATCGGTTTCAATGGAGCCGTATTCGTCCTCTTCGGTTAACGCCATTGCGTCAATTAGCTCAGACTTCGAGATCGGGCCGTGGTATTCCCATATCTCATACCTGTTGCCTTCGCCTACCGTGTTGATGCCAGTAATGCTTCTGATATCGTCGGTAAAGTCTCTGGCAATGTGAGACGATTTGACGCCACTCCTGACCACTTCCTTGAGCTGCGACACCAAGATGCCAGGGAGTTTTGCCATGTCGCGAAGCTGTTTCTTAGATAGCCTGCGCCTTTCAAACACAAACTCGGCCTCAGCAACTGATTTGGCAGACATATCAGGGAAAAAATCCCAAGGATCTACTCGCTCAACTGTAGGCGCTAAAGACTCAACGATCTGAAGAACGCTCATGCCATCAGGCATCATGTCCCATCGCTTCTTTGTGCGGCCTATGATTACCGGGCCTTTAATAATCGCCGTGCCTAATTGACAGGCATCGTGGATCACATCTCTAGCCTTAATATGGTATCGAGACTCAACAAGCTGGTCATCGATGACGTCTTGCATCATCTGCGAAGCCTGCTCTGCCTGCGACTGAATTTGGCGAGCCATCTCAATGGGGCCAACTTCTTCAGTCGTTTGAGGATCTTTCTCTGCTATAGCATTAAGCTCAGGAACAGGTGTCGGATATATCCCGAAGTTTCGGTCATCCGTCGGGAAGAGCATATCTTGCAGGCGCGCTTCCGCAGCATTGGTCTTGTTGCGCGTAATATTAACGAACACCTTCGAGCCTTTAGAGCGTGACAGCTCCGCAGCCTCATCAGACGCATACTCGCCGTGATACTGCCGAAGGTCGTCAAGCCACCGCTGCTCTATCTGGCTGCGCTTACCAACCTGCTCAGTTGCCAGCCTGTTTAATCGAGACGCAAAAACGTGCAGACGCTCTGCTATTTCTAGCTCGAACTCCTCGTCCATGCCTTCGATGTTAGTGCTATCAACTGTGTGCATACTATTACCCTTAATATCCTGCGACCCTATCCACCACCGACGATCTTACTAACACCTCATCACGAACCACGCGCAGAGGTTCTGCGAAAGTAAGCGCGAGTGCGTCAGCACAATCCGTGGATCTCATCCCTCTTTTCTTCATGTCGTCTTTACTCTCAAGCTTTCTTCTGGCCTGGGAGTCGTATTTGTAAAATGGCGCGCATAGATCACTGTGCAGATCATCTCTGTCAGGGATCATTACGGGCATATCACCGTCGAGCCAATCGCGCAGGTTCCACCACATCTCGGCTCGCCTGTTAATGAATCGCTCAGGATCTAATGACGAGCCACCGAAGTTAATCGGCACAACCACATCACCGTGTCCTAGCTCAAGCAGGCGATCGACAACACCAGCACCCAAACCACCAACATCAATAGCAACCTGCGCTGGTCGTTCGTTTTTAATGATGGCGTTGACCAGTCCGGCCACCTCCATTGTCGAAGTTTTGTCATATGTCACCAGGTCGTAGGCTGAGCGGCCCCTGCGTTTAATGATTGCCGTTCTGTCGTCGCCAAAGCGCGCAGGGTCTACGCCAACAATTAATGGGCCGTGAGCCAGTACCTTCGCTTGTCGTGCCTGCATGACCGTCTCTGGCCGAATCAGGCTATCCCCGCCGGAAACCTGGAAGGCTTCTTGCGCAGTCATTGGATACTCTTGCCTGAATGCAAACAAACCATCACCGCCATCAGCGGATAACTCGGCAATCTTTGAACGCCTAAATGCAAGCTGCTCATTATCTAAGCCAAACAGCTCTACGATCTTTTCCTCTTCAGGTGAGCGCGTAACACCAAGGCCACTCTTACGGT